AGCAGCACCACCTGTGTCTCATCACCTTAACTAGCGGTTGCCAGTAAGTTTATTCAGTCACTCCCATGTTGCGTCCAACATATTTATTATAGCATAAAAAAAGAGGGCGTCAACCCCCTTTAGGTACATACATTAAATCTATTGGATTAGTCCATGAAGGACAGTAAAAATTGAAGTTTATTACAACTCTTTCCTTTGTATCTAATTGTGAAACACCTCTATGTTTCAATTTACTGTTAAAAAACAACATACGATCTTGCACTGAATTTATAATTGTTCCATCTTCTAGTTCAGTATAACCATCATTAGTGTTTAGATAGTAAATTCCTACCCACATATTAGAATCACCCTCACCATCAATACCATAATCATGATGGAATCCACTATAAACTCTTTCTGGTTGAACCATCTGTAAGTTTGCCTTTATGCGACGAAAAGCAGCAATTTGTGAGTGCTTATCAATAGCATTAATTATAGGAAGAATATCAGTATAAACAGTAGAATAACCACTCTCTTGAAAAGAATATAATTTATGAATCATCTGGTGGTTATATTTGTTATCTGCTCCTTTCGTTTTCTCAGGACAATAATCCCACGACCATCCTACTAGGCAGTGTTTAAATAATTTATTTGCTTCTCCGCAAAATTCATCAATTATTTTATAGTGCATAATACCTCATAAAGAGGGGGCATTACACCCCCATGAGTTGTTGGGTTACAAGGACAACTTATCCCCGATCACTCTGATTATACAGTCGCT